GAAATCAATTTATTGCAGGTTCATCATTACTATTAGGACCTGATAGTCTTAAGAAATTAAAAGGAAACGAAACAGAATTTGTTCATCGTGAAATGATTGCGTTTGAAGATGAGCAAGTAGAATACTCTGGTTTATTATGGGATCCTGAATTTAATTTAGATGATGCTGAAGAAGATGAAAATTATTGGTGTTTTTCTGTTGATATAGCAGAAGGTACCGGTGGTGACTATTCTATTATTAATATCTTTAAGATAGAGCTTATGGATGAAGCCGATTGGAAAAAGGTAACTTCACCAGGTAGCTTTATTGATTTTTACAGAATTAGACAAGTTGGTAGATTTAGAAGTAATGAACATACCATTGAAGAATTTGCAAAATCTCTTTATATTTTAGCATATGATGTTTTTTACTCTGAGAATGTAAAATTAATTATAGAATGGAATTTATTTGGTGGTGAGCTAATTAAAAGAATGGAAACCGTTTTTCCACAGAGAAATGATTTTGATGAAGAATCTGTTGTTAAATTTAAACACCGTATAGATGCAAGGACTAAACAATTTGGGTTAAAAGTTAAAAAAGATAATAAGCCTATTTTTTGTCAAAACTTTAAAAAATATATTACACAAAATAAAATTGTAATAAAAGATAAGCAAACTGTTTATGAAGCAGCTACATTCGGTAAATTACCTAATGGTACGTATGCTGGGCAATTAGGCCATGATGATTTAATAATGACCTGCATAAATAGTTCTGAATTCTTTTTTACATTAGACTTTTCCGATTTTGCTGAAGAGATTCACGATGTTGCCGAACAGCACGTACAGGATAAAATTGATGCTATCTTAGAACAAGATGCTAAGGGAGGACAATTGAATTTTGATATCTATGACTTGGTATAAAAAGTTATAGGTTAGTGGATATATAAAAAAAGCAAATAAAAAAAATAATATAAGATGGCACTAGATCCGAAAATCGCTTCGATTAAAGCAGCAGGAACTTACAGATTTGAATTTGACAAATCTCAAGTAGTTAGTATTCCTGCTAATCAGACAAGGTTAATTGTCGGTTTCTCTAAAACAGGTCCTTTCAATACTCCGGTATTTGTACCTGACACCGCATTCTTCAAACAAGTATATGGTGATATTGACAGAAACTTAGAAAGAAAGGATTCATTTTTCCATAGAAGCTGTTTAGCAGCATTGGAAAGAGGACCGATTCTTGCACTTAACCTATTAAACTTAACTGCTGCCGATAAGGTAGAATATATTAAATTTGGTACAGCTGCTACCCCTGATGTTCAGGATAATGCTGGAGCCTTAGGAGAATATCAAAAAATGTACAATAGAGATAAATTCTTTTATCCTGACTCAGACGCATTCTTAGATAATGTTGGTGCAAATAAACTAGCATTTAATTCAGGAACAACTAATGATTTATTAGACTTTACTAATTTAGGTCAGAATCCTATCTCAGTTATTGTAAGAAAAGCATCAGCTGCAAATTCAACAGGATTTAATGTAACTGCAGAAGAATGGTATGGTGCTGCAAATGTACCAGGTTATTTAAATAAAGATAGTTTAGTATCTGACTTCTTAGTAGATGTATTTTTAATAGAAGGTAATTTTGGTGGAGACTTTGGTTCTGCAACGCCTTATGAAAGATTTGTAGCAGATCCAATTTATCAAACATATTTTGATAAAGTACAAGGATTAAAAAGAAGAGTATTCCAAAATGATGATTCAGATACAAAAATTGCTGAATTCTTTAATGAATCAGAAGTTAATGTAGTTGCAACTTATACTGCATCATTACTTCCTAATTTTACAGACTTACTAGGTAATAACCTTTTTATTGAAAAAGTTATTAATGCTGATACAGCAAGCACTGGTGTATTTGTCGCAGTAAATGAAGATTTATTTGATGGTGATACATTAATTGATGGGGTTGCTGGTGGTATTGATTTAATAGGTCATAACCTTGAATATACTCAAGCTTACGATTTCCAACAAGATGTTAATTTCTTATCTTATAGTGGATCAATCGTTTCAGATGTTAGTTATGCTGGCACAGGAACTGCACCAAACACAGTAAGTGCAACGACTGAAGCTATTAATGTAAGTCAATTAACAAGTGGAGATATACAGATTACTGTTGTAGGTTCTGCTGGTGATCCATTATGGGATGCATTCGCTGCGTTTACTGCAAATACACAAAGTGCTGTAGGTACTTACATATTAGCAAACACTGGTACAGGTGATAAATATGTTCCTGTAACATCAGTACAGATTGTAGGAAATACTGTTACCTTATTACTATCAAGTGTAGGTGGAATTATACCAGGTGATTTTAGTAATGTTACTGGAGCTTCATATACATTTATTAATGAAAGTGACTTTGGTTTTGTAACTGATGAAGCAATCCTAGCAGATAATGCAAATGCAAATATCATAGGTGGATATGGTTCAACATTATACAGCCAATTCTCAAACGGTACTCTTACCGATGGTGATGAAGCGGTATATTTGAAAACCGGTACAGAATATTTAAGTTACTTAGTATTTAATGCTGTTGATTATGGATTCATTCATACGCAAACTCCAACTACTGCGTTAACAACTATTCCTATTTCAGATCCGGCATATAACTTACCATCTGTTCAGGTAACACCTTACGAGGAAGATGGATTTAATAATTTAACACCGCATGATCAATTTACTTTAGATCCTGCTAATGGCGGTTTCTTTATAGACACAGAATTTTCAAATACAGGTATTACTTATCCTGCAGGTACATTAGGAATTCAAACGCTGAAAGGTGCTAATAATGTTTCTATTGATATTATTTCAGATTCAATAACTGAAACTGGATTAAAACCTAACCAAGTATTAATAGCTAGTGATAATCCTGATGCTGCTGATGTAGTTGTAGGAAACTACTTAGTACATTCTGAAGGCTCTCCTTCCGGTGTAGCCCACTCAAGGTTAACAAGAATTAACGTTGTACAAGGTGGATTAACAAATGCTGAATTTAGTACTATTCCTGCAGGTAAGCAGGCACTATTAGTAACTTGTCAAAGTGAAATTGCAACAACAACCGCTGCAGGTATTGTTAAAGTTGAATTATACTTCCCAATAGATAAGTGGATTGATTATTTAAATATCTTTACATTAGATGGATTTAATTTAACTTCTACTCACGTACCTAACGGAACTAATGACAGACAGGTTGAAATCTTAAATGGTACTTTAAATGGAACAAATTTATTTAAAGCATTAACTGACAGAGATGTAATTAACTTTAGATATATTGTAGATACATTTGGAAACGGTATTGAAAGTGGATCTAAAGCGATCTATACAATATTGGCTTCTACTAGAAAGAATGCATTCGCAATATTAAATGCTCCATCTGCTAAGGACTTCAAGAGTAATTCTCAACCTTCATTTAAAGATCTAACTGGAAGTTTATCCTCTAGATTTATTTCTACTGGTGGTGATCTTTCATTAAATCCTACAGTAAGATACTCATTACCATCTCAAACACAAGGTGCGAGTTGGGGAGCATTCTATTATCCTTTTATTACTGTTAGGGATTTAGGTAGAAATATAAATGTTGTACCGGCTGCATACGTTTCAAATAACTTTATTGCAAAATATGAAAACGCATTACCGTGGTCATTAGTTGCCGGAGTTCGTCGAGGTGTTGTAGGTGGAACAGGAGTTGTAGGATTAGAAATCAATCTTGGAAAAGAGGACAGAGAATACTTAGAACCATTTGGATTAAATCCAATTGTATTCCAAAGTGGAACTGGGCCAACAATCTTTGCAAATAAAACTGCACAGCAGACTACAAAATCTGCATTAAGCTCTATTAACTGTAGAGAGGTTGTAATTTATATCCAAGATGGTATTGAAGCAATTCTTAGAAACTATCTATTTGAATTCAATACTGCTCAAACAAGATTAGAGATTAAAACACTTGCTGATAACTTTTTATCAACAGTTCAGAATGATGATGGTGTTTATGACTTTAAGAATGTAATGGATGAAACTAATAATACTCCAGAAGTTATTGATCAAAATGTAGGTATCCTAGATACATATATTGAACCAGTAAGAGGAATGGAAATTCTTGTACAAAGAACAACTATTTTGAAAACAGGAGCTATTAGTTCAGGAAACTTCCAATAAGAGGAAACTAAATAAGAATATATAAAAAAAATAAAATAAACTATGCCACTACCACATTATACCCAATCAAGGGCCAGTAGCCAAAGGTACGAACCAGTTCAGCCTAACCTTTTTGAGGTGACAGTATTTTCACCACTAGGGGATGATACGGGTTTAATCTTAGAGCAAGTTAAAACTATTGGAGGTTTAAATAACTTAAACCCTGCTGTAGATGCAATCGGACAGAAATACAAATTTGCTGACCGTTCATTTGCAAGTATGCCAGGTCAAACATTTATGGATCTGACTGTTAACTTTAGTCTTAACTTAAATGAAGCTAACGAAAATTACATTTACAATACATTCCGTAATTGGTACAAATTAATCTATGATCCATTGACTGGTGAAATGGGATTAAAGAAAGACTATGTAGGAAGTATGATTATTGTACAGTACAACAGAGCAGGTGATATCTTTAGAAAGATTACTTGTAAAGATGTATTCCCTACAGGTCAACCTGATTTTGTAGATGAATTAAGTTATGAAACTCCAGACGCAGTTGATTTAACAATGACTTATCGTTGTGATCACTGGGTTGAGGAAAATGTTGGAGCTGCATAATCTTTTAAATATTTTAGAAAAACTGGCTTTAGGGCCAGTTTTTTTGTCTTCACTCTAATATATATTATAAATTATATAATCTAAACATATGACAATCTTTAAAGTAGTAAATGAAACTGATGGAAAAGTTTATGTAGGTTATTCAGTTAATGATAATCCTAATAACTTAGGAGCAGGTAAATATATTAAAAGAGCAGTTAAAGACTTTGGTACAAGATCTTTTCAAAAAACTGTTCTTGAAGAATTTGAATCTGAAGAATCATTAAGCCATATAATGGAAAGGCTAGAATTTTGGATAAAAAATTATAAAGCCGATAATCCTAAATATGGATATAATGAAAGCGTACAAGAATTAATTCCACAAAAAAAGAGACTTACTAAAAAACTACAAGTTCTCTTAACACCAGAAGATGAAGATAATTTAAATTCAATTATTATCGAGAAATCAATGGAAAATAAAACAAAACCGTTGCCAGTATCCAAATACGTAAGACAATTAATAGTTGAACATATAGTAGAGGAAACCGCTCCTGAAAAACAATTAATAAAAACTAAATAATTATGAGTAGTCACGAAGACAATATTAAAAAAGAATTTGCAGAGGCTGAAGGTATAGTAGATACTACGGCTGAGGTAAAAACAAATGATGAAGGTAAAGTTACTGAATTAGGTAAAGTAGATACTACAAGAGGATCTGGTATAACTTCTATAGATGATCCTGAAATTCAGAGAATACAATCTTTAACAGGTTATATTAAATTAGATTTAGCTAACTTTCCATCAGGTGGTCAATTTTATAGAGAAGATTTTGAAATTCATATTAGAGCCGCAAGGGTTGGTGAGATTAGGGAATTCTCTACATTAGATGAAGAAAACATTTTAGATGTTGATGAAAAGCTAAACTCACTTCTAGTGAACTGTACAAAAATTATGTATGGTAACCAAAGAGGATCTTATAGAGATGTTTTAGAAGAGGATAGAATATATCTAATCCTATCTATTAGAGAGTTAACATTTAAGGAAGGCGAAAATAAATTAATGATGCCGGTTGGTAAAAAGAGTTGTAAAACAGGAACTTGTAAATCACAAGAATCAGTGGAACTTCAAACAGCTAATCTTCAATTTAATGAACAAGATGATTTAATAGCAAAATATTATGATCATGAAAATAAATGTTTTACCGTACCAACAAAAAGCCACGGTGAATTAACCATAGCACCTCCTACGATTGGTGTTATGCGATCTATTACTGATTGGATACGAAAGAGAGAAGAAGAAGGAAAGACTTGGGATAGATCATCATTATCTATCTTACCTTACATTCAGAGAGAATGGAGAGGATTTAATGATAAAGAAATATTTTCAGCCATTACAAATTTTCAGGGCTGGGACGCTACTAAATTTTCAATTGTATACAGATTAGTTGAGAAAGCGAAAATTGGAGTTAAACCTGAGTTTAGTTTTCCATGTGAAAGTTGCGGTGAGGAGGTCGCCGTCCCGCTCACGTTTCCCGGCGGCATCAAAGCTCTGTTTATTATTCAAGATATCTCTTCTGAACTTTTATAAGATTAGAGTTTTATTATTAGAAAAGTTGCATCTCCAGCCATCAGAGCTGGATTTGCTTCCTTTCTATGAGTATGAATATACCTTAGAAATTTACAATGATCTATTAAAAGATCGTAATGATGAAGAGAAACAGAATACTCAATCCTATTCGGATAAATATAATACGGACAGCATGTCTAGATCTATGAACAAACAGATGAGTTCTTTTAAAGCACCATCTATGCCTAAGATTAGTATGCCGAAGTTTTAATAAATAAATAGATTGAATGGCTGCTGTAACTCTTAAAGATTTAATGGATCCTCTGTCAAAGATAGAGGCTGCTGCAAAAGAGACTAATGAAAAATTAGATGCTCTTATTGCAGTTTCTGGAGGTGGTAATTCCGGTGGTAGTTTAGATGCTGCCATAGTGGCTCAATTAACAGCACAAACAGATTTATTAACTGCTATTGAAGCAAATACATCCAGAAATCCTTTAGGAGGAATATTTAGTAGAAAAGGTGGTGCTGCTAAGAAAAGTAATGCTGGTGCTACTTTAAATGATTTAGGTATTGGTGCAAAGTTAACAGCTAAGGCAATAATGTTGTGGCTATTAGTACCGAAGAAAGCATTGGAGAAATTTAAAGGTTTTGTAGCAGATACACTTGATTCATTTGAAAAAGTTAAACCTAAAAAAGTAAAGGCTGGGGCTGATGCTCTTGCTGTTGCTTCTGGTGCTGCAATGATATCTGCAAAAGCATTAATGGTTTGGACGTTTGTACCTGAATCGGCTATAGATAAATTTACAGCTTATATAACAAAATTAGATAAAGCTTTATCTAAGACCACACCTAAAAAGGCTAAGAAAGGTGCGGAAACTTTAGGCTTAATGGGCGATGCACTTTTAAAATTTGCAAAAGGATTAGCTTTATCTGCAATATTAGTTCCATTAGGTTTAATAGCAATACCGTTCTTATTATTGGCTGTGACTGCTGTTGGTGGTATTATGGCTTTACTAGGTGGTAAGAAAATGGGCCAACGAATTAGGAGAGGCGCAAGAGCTTTAGATAAAGTAGGTGATGCTCTAACATCCTTTGCAATAGGACTAGGTTTATTTGCTTTATCTACTATGTTTATTATAACTCAACCAAATATCTTAATAGGTATGGTAGCTTCACTAATATTAGTACCAGGTGCAATTGCAATATTAGGTGGTAAGAAAATGGCTAAGAGAGTTAGGAGAGGTTCATTAGGTTTACTAATCTTAGGTGTAGCATTAATACCTTTTTCTATAGGTATGTTAGCATTATCATACGCAACGAGAGGTAATGGTATTGGAGACATTCTTCTACAAGGTGCTACAATATTAGCAATAGGTGGAGCTGCTGCATTAGTTGGTAAGATGGGTATGAAGAATATTTTGTTTGGTGCTGCCGCGATGGCGTTAAACGGTTTAGGACTTTTAGTATTTAGTTTAGGTTATACTCCGTTTGCTGATGCAACTAGAGGTAACACTTTAGAAGATGTAGGCGTACAGGCATTAACACTTGTAGCTATTGGTGGAATTATGGCATTAGCTGGATTGGCAGTTGCTGCCACTGGAGGTACTGCTTTATTAGGTCCTCTTATGTTTGCTGCCGCAGGTTTAGCATTACAAGAATTGGCACCAGGTTTACAGATGATGAAAAAGATAGACTTTACCAAAACCGATGCTGAAAACTTATCCTTTACATTAGGTGCAGTAGCTGCTGCATTCTCAGGTGTAGAACCTGAAGCAGGATTCTTAAAGAATGTTGGTAATGTATTTAGTAGAATAGGGCAGAGTATTGCCGGAGGTGGAGCCGCTGCAATGTATATAGGTGCAGGAAAGGCGTTACAAGAATTATCAAAAGGTTTAAAAGATTTTAAAGAAATTGACTTTACACAAGAAGATTCAGAAGATCTTGCTGTCGCATTAGGTTCTGTTAGTGCTGCCTTTGCTCAAGCTGGTGGAGAACCATCAAGCCCAGGTGGTTTATTCGGATTGGTATTTGGATCTACGTTTAGCCCTAATGCAACTGAAAGAGGAGTTAAATCGGTAATGAGATCAGGTGATGCACTTACCGAAATTACAAAAGGGCTCCATTCCTTTATGAAACTACAAGAAAAGGGTGCTAAGTTTGGTGAACCTGATAGTGATGGACATTATGAAGAAGGTACTTTAGGTTATGCAATTACAAATACTGTAGGATTTATTAGAACGGCGTTTGCCGCAGTTGCTGGAGAAGGTAATGTTCAGGCAGGTGGATTCTTTAATACTCTATTTGGAATTAAAAAGAATAAAGTAGCAGAAGGTATTGATTCAGTTAGAGGAGTTGGTAAAAACTTAGATGATATTGCCAATAGTGTAATGAAATTCCAAACAATGATAGAAAAAGGTATTAAGTTTGGAGAACCTGATGGTGATGGAAATTATGAAGAAGGTACCCTAGGTTATGCAATTGTAAATACTATAGGATTTATTCGTACTGCTTTTGCTGCCGTTGCTGATGAAGGTAATGTTGAGGCAGGTGGATTCTTTAATTCCTTATTTGGTGTTAAAAAGAATAAAGTAGCGGAAGGTGTTGATTCAGTTAGAGGAGTTGGTAAAGATTTAGATTCAATTGCTGATGGTTTACTTAAATTTATTGGATTTACGAAAGATAATATTGATTTTGGTCCAGAAGGTGATTTAGCCAAAGCAGTTGTAGGTTCAATAACATTTATAAGCGATGCATTTGCTGCAGTCGCAGGTGAGGAAACTGAGGATAGTGCATTATTTGGTCTAATTACATGGAATGAAAATAATGTAGAAAAAGGTGTTTCGGCTGTAAAGGGTGTAGGTAAAGATTTGGAAGGTATTGCTAACGGATTAGAAACTTTCCAAAAGATGGTAAAAGATAAAGTTGATTTTAAACCAAAGGGAGAATTGGCTAATGCAGTTAAAAATACTTTAACTTTTGTTGGTGATGCGTTTGCTGCAATTGGTTCAAATGAAACAACTGACTCTGCAATGTTTGGTTTAATTTCATGGGATGAGAATAATGTAGAAAAAGGAATTAAAGCAGTAAAAGGCGCAGGTAAGGAACTATCAGGTATTGCTAAAGGTGTAGCTACATTTGCCGGCGTTAAGAACCCTGCCCAAGTAGCAAAAGGTATAGGTACATTATTTAATAGTATTGCTGATGCGTTTACAAAGAATTATATAGACATTGCAATGATGAGACCTGCAATGAATCATTTCTCTGGTTGGATTACTGATTTAGCAGATGCTGCAGATGATGGATCATTAAATAAAGCTGGAACAGATTTAGAAAAAATTGCTGCAGCTATTAATTCTGTTGATCCTTTTAAGGCTGAAGCAATGGCCGGATTATTCAGTGGTGCCGGTGAACTTGGTGAAAATAGAAGAGCATATCAAACCCTAGCAAGAGCAGTAGAGGATATTCGAGATTTACTATCAGAAACGAGTGGAGGTGGTGAAGCTGCAACAACTGAAGGCGGGGCTCCTGCTGCCGGAGGATCAAGTAAGAGTAGTAATAATAATGCTGCAATGGTAAGACTTAATAGTACTCTTAGCCGACTTAATTCTACAATGAGTTCGTTACCTGCATCAATTCAATCAATTAAAATCATAGTAGAAGATTAATTTCTAAAATCTTAAAACCTTTTTATATTTTAGCTATATAAAATTTAACAGAGAGAGTCTGGAAATAGTATAGTTTAAAAGTATAATATGGAAAAAGTAAAAAACATAGTTTGGTTTGATTTAGAAACCACAGGAGTAAACACAAGTAGCGATAGAATTATCGAGATCGCAATGATAAAAACTGATTCTGAGGGAAATGAAATAGATTCTTTTCAGTCATTAGTTAATCCCGGCCCTAATGCAGTCATGAGAGAAGAAGCTCAAGATAAGCACGGTATCACACCAGAACAATTAAAAGATGCGCCCCAATTTGATTTAATAGCCAAAGAAGTTTTGGACTTTATTGATGATAGTGACTTAGGTGGATATAACGCACTTTACTTTGATGTACCAATGCTCGTAGAGGAATTTATGAGAAGCGGTATTGCGTTCTCGCATCGCCAAAGAGCTGTAGTAGATCCTTTTTTAATTTATTCAAAATATGAACGTAGAGATTTAAGTACTGCATATAAAAAATATACAGGAAAGGATTTAGAAGGCGCTCATAGGGCCGATGTTGATATTCGTGCAACAATGGAAATATTTCAAAAACAAAAAGAACTTTATGACATGCCAACCACAGCAAAAGAAATTGATGATGTTGTAAATGAATCAAGAAAAGATCAAGTAGACCTTAGTGGTAAATATAAATTTGCTGAAATAAACGGTAAACGAGAAATTGTATTTAACTTTGGTAAAAACAAAGGAAAACCGTTTAAAGAAGTTTATGAAACGGATGCAAGGTATATTCAATGGATTATTGATAAGGGTGAATTCTCAAAAGAGGTAAAAATCATATCTCGTAAACTCTTAGAAAAAATGAGAGCAGAAAACCCTGTTTTGTAAATTGTTAATAACTTTTAGAAAAAAGATCTCATTTTATTTTCAATTCCCAACTATTTTGATTATATTTATAATATAATTAAATAACACGGAATATGTCTAAATATCAAGAACTACTACAAAATCCTCCAAGGCTAACAGTAAAGAAAGATGCAAGAGAGGTAATTATTAAAACGGTAAGTTGTATGTGTGATAACGTACATTACCTTAAGTTTAAGAAAAATTCAGAAGGTGATTTTAAAATGTCAGGTGGTGGATTTGCTTTATCTAACTGGCAAATGAAACATAAACCACATGATATTGAATGGATCGCTGATGAAGGTAAGTGGAGCCAAGTATTTAGAATGATTAATACCGGGACAGAAAAAATTGAATCCTTAAAAAGTAGATAATGGCAATAACAACAAAACCAATGCCTGGATCCGAAATGATCCACGTTGACTTAAGCGGCCCAGATGGTAATGCATTTTCATTAATTGGTCTGGCTCAAAAATTAGCAAAGCAACTTCACTATCAACCTGATGAAAGAGGAGAACTTACAGCAGAGATGATGGGTGGAGATTACGATAACCTGTTAGAAGTTTTCGATAAACACTTCGGAGAATTTGTAACATTACATAAATAATATGAAAGAACCGACACCATACCGTATGATAACGGAAGAAGAACACATTGAAGAAATTCTAACAGAAGCATCTGCTTATGGCCTAAGAGCCGAGGTAAAGCAGTATGCAGAAAACCTATTAGATGAATCCCCAGAGATGGATCCAATTGATGCCTATACTCATGGGTTTGAAGAGTGGATTAAATAAATTATGGAAAAAGATAACGAAGACAAAAAACTAAAAGAAGTTAAGTTAACTCAACAAGAATGGTTTGATGCTCTTCGTGTACCTACACCTGTAAGAAATAAGAAAAAGTATAGGAGAAAGAAAAAACATAAAGGTAAAGATGATGAATAGCGGTAAAGAATGGGATTGGATGGATACTAAGGTTCCTCTATCTTTTATTAGAGATGAAATGAAATGGGTAGAAAAAGTTATAACTCATAAGGATAATAAAAATTTACATTACCCATCACTTAAGCAGCTTATAAATAATTTTTATAACAAATGGGTAAATAAGAACAATACAGTAATTATGAATATTTACCGTGAGTATCTTAATTCAGTTTTAAGAAGTGAATTTGGTAGGTAATTAAACCTTTATGAATTTATCAATATAAAAATAAATCTAAAGAATGGCAGTAAGCATTGAAAAGAAATATCAGAAACTTACAGATACAGAACATGTATTACTTAGACCAGGTATGTACATTGGTTCTGTAAAGCCACACACAGAAGAAGTTTATCTTTTAGATAGAAGAAGCTGGAAATTGGTACCTAAAGAAATTACCTATAACCCAGGATTCTTAAAACTCTTTGATGAGATTGTATCTAACTCTGTTGATGAACATAAAAGAAATCCTAAACTTAATCAAGTAAAAGTTAACATTGATATTAATACTAATAAAATATCAATTTGGGATAATGGTGGTATTCCTGTAGAAATTCATAAAGAGTATAATGAATGGGTACCTGAAATGATTTTCAGTAACCTAAAGACAGGGAGTAATTTTGATGATACCGAAGAAAGAACCGTTGTAGGAACTAATGGAGTAGGTAGTACATTAACAAATATATTCAGTAAAGAATTTACGATTGATACATGTGATAAGAAGAAAAGATTTACCCAAACCTTTTCGAACAATATGGCAAAGAAAACTAAACCTGCCATAAAACCACAAAAGAAAGGATTTACAGAAATTTCATACATTGCAGATTTTAAAAGATTTGGTATGAGTAAGATTGATAAAGCTTCAATTCAAATGATTGAAAAAAGACTTTATGATATTGCTGCATGTAATCCTAAATTAAAAATCTGGTTAAATGGAGATACTATTACATTTAAATCTTTTAAAGAATATTCTGAATTGTATACCACACCAGTATTTTATGAACAATCAGAAAATTGGCAAATAGGTATAGGTCATTCTACATCAGGCTTTAAAGCTATCTCATTTGTAAATTCTGTTGAAACGAAAGATGGTGGTAAACATGTAGATAACATTACATGGCAGATTACTCAATTCCTTAGGGATAAGATTAAAAGAAAGCATAGAGTTGATGTAAAGCCATCAGAATTAAAAAATCACTTATACCTTTTTATTAATAGTACGATTATTAATCCAGCATTTTCATCCCAAACAAAAGAAAAGCTTATTACTGAACCTAAAGACTTTGGTAGTATTCATGTACTTTCTGATAAGACATTAAGACAAGTTTTAAATTCAGAAATAATTCAATCAGTTTTAGATTGGATTAAACAAAAGAAAGCTGCTGAGGAAAGATCTAAGCTTAGGAAATTAAATAAAGGCTTAGATAAGAAAAAGGTTGTAAAACTAATTGATGCAAAAAAGAGAGGTGATCGAAGTAACTGTACTCTTGCAATATTTGAGGGTGATTCTGCATCATCTGCATTTAGACAATACAGAAATCCAAATATGCAAGGTGCCTTTCCACTTAGAGGTAAATTTGTAAATGTAAGAGAATCTATACCGTCTAAGGTTGTACAAAATAAAGAAGTACAATCTCTTATGGCTGCATTAGGTTTAAAGATAGGCCATGAACCTAAAGATTTAAGATACGGTAAAATATTATTGTATACTGATGCTGATGTAGATGGTAATTCTATATCTGCTTTGTTAATTAATTTCTTAGGTAAGTATTGGCCAGAGTTATTTGAACAAGGTAGGGTATTAAAGGTAGAAACTCCTCTTATGGTTGCTAAGAAAGGTAAAGATACATTAAGTTTTTATTCTGATGAAGATTATAAAGAATGGGAATCTAAACAAAAGTCATTATCATCATGGTCAATTGAATATAAGAAAGGTCTTGCTGCATTGGAGAATGAAGAGTACCAGGAAATTATTAGTAATCCTAAAACCTTTACTTTAACTAAAGATAAAGATTTTGATAATACATTAGATACATGGTTCTCTAAAGATTCTGAACCAAGAAAGAAAAAGATTTTAGGCGAGGAGTTAATTTATAAGACAAGCGATAAATCATTATTTTAAATATGAGTAAAAGAACAGTAACAGATTTTTTTGATAAGGAGTATCTCGAATACGCTAAGTATGTTGTTGAAAACAGAGCCATACCTAGTTGTATAGATGGATTAAAACCTACACAAAGAAAGGTAGTTTATATTGCAAATAAAATTTGGAAAAGTGGTAATGAAAAACCTATGAAACTTTTTCAACTTGCAGGTAGGGTAGCAGCTGAGGCATATTATCACCACGGTAATACTTCTTTGGAATCTTCTATGGTAGGTATGGCACAAGGATTTAAAAATTCATTACCTCTTTTAGATGGGATAGGTCAATTCGGTTCTTTAAGATCTCCATCAGCAGGTGCACCTCGTTACATAAGTGGTAAATTACATCCTAACTTTAGATTACTTTATAAAGATTTTGAATTATTAGAAAATAAAATAGAAGAAGGCGAAAAGATTGAACCTGAATATTTTTTGCCTATTATCCCAACCGTAATTTTAAATGGATCATCCGGTATTGCTGTAGGTTTTGCTACAAATATTTTAAATAGAAATCCTAAGGATGTTGTTAATGCATGCATCGCTGTTCTTAAAGGTAAAAAGATGCCAGTCTTAGCACCTTGGTTAAAAGAGTTTAGCGGCACTTTTACTAGAGATACAGTTAATCCAAAAACATGGAAGATAAGTGGCTTATATGAGGTGCTAAACACAACAACAGTTAAAGTAACGGAAATTCCACCAGGGTTTACATATGAAAGATATGAAGAACATTTAAATAACTTAACTGAAAAAAGAATCATATCAGGATACGATGATAATTCATCAGGGCAAGTAGAATATGTACTTAAGTTCCAAAGAGCAGTTCTTAAAGATTATGTAAGCAGAAATAAATTAGAAGCTTTATTAAAAATTAATACACAAGAAACTGAAAACCTTACAACAATAGACGAAAACGGTAAACTTAAAATTTTTAATAAGGTAGAAGAAATAGTTAATCACTTCGTAGAGGTAAGATTAAAATGGTATGATAAAAGAAAGGCTTATCTAATTGCAAAACTAGAAAGAGAATTACTTATCATTTCAAATAAGGCAAGATTTATAAAAGATATCATTGATGGAAAACTTACAGTAAACAATGCACCTAAAAAATCTATTATAATTTACTTAGAAGCAAATAAGTTTGATAAAATTGACGGTTCATATAACTACCTTTTAAATATGCCTATCTATTCTTTAACGAAAGAAAGGTTTGATGAATTATTAAAACAAGAAGCTGATAAGAAAGCTGAAAAGAAAATCATAGAAGGTACTGATCCTAAAGATATGTATCTTTCTGACTTAGAAACTTTAAAGAAAGCAATAAAATAACTTAAACCTTTTAAGAAAAAGCAATATAAAAATAAACAATATTATGGCTAAGTATAAATTTGAAACAGTTAGCGGTTCCACAGTTAATGCATGTGAAACAGATACAGAATCAAAAGCATGGGAATGGATTGCTCGAACCAAACAATTATCCATAGAGCAAGCAAAGACACTTTATAAAATTACTAAAATAAAATAATAATGATGATAGAACAAAACTCTTCAGTAGACTCTTCAATGATAAATAGAGTCATTTACAATTTCCCAAACAAGTCACTTAAGATTGAATTTAATTCAGGTGCATTATATGAATATAATAATGTAGAACCTGATGTATATGAAAACTTGTGTAAAGCTGAATCACAAGGAAAGTTCTTTAATGAACAAATAAAAAATAATTACGATCACACTCAACTTTTAATAAACTAAATATGGCAAGTACAAATTCAAATGCGCTTTATGAAGCGCTTAAGGCTCAATTCGTAGCACAACAACAAAAGGCAATAGCAACATTAACTGTATACTTAACTAACCCAGTAGGTATTGGTGAACACCCACAAATCATTGATGAAATGGTTGAACAAACAAAATCATTAGCAGAGGCTGAAGATTGTTTAGAAAGACTAAAAGATACCTTCGAAGTTAAAGAAACTAAATCAGAAGGTGTAAATGAATAAAATTATTTTAGTAGGGAAGGCTGCTGCTGGAAAAGATCACATGAGAAAGATCCTTAGCGGTCGAGGGTTTCAGTATGGAATTTCTTATACTACTCGACCGCCTAGAGAAGGTGAAATAGATGGTAAGGATTATTTCTTTTTAACAGATGATATGTTTAAAAGAAAAATTAACCAAGGCTACTGGTATGAGTGGATTGAATTCAATGGTTGGTATTACGGTACAAGCCAAAGACAGTTCACAACAAGCTGTAATCTTTTTATTATGACACCTAAAGGAATAAGTCATATTGATCCTGTCGATAGAAAAGAATGTACTATCGTTTATCTCAATGTATCAGAAGATATTAGGAGAAAGCGATTAGAGGATAGAGAAATGCCTGGGGATTCTATTGATCGTAGAATGGATGCAGATAATTTAGATTTTGCCGACTTTACTGATTTTGATATTGAAATAAACAATTCTAACTTTTAACCATATAAAAATAAAACAATGAGTAAATTTATTATCATAGAAGGTACCGATAATACAGGTAAAGACACTCAACAAAATCTTATTATTGAAAAGGTTAATAATTTAGTATTTCAAAAGCTACATTATTCTTCTTTACCGTTTAAAGATGATAAAGAAAAACATATATCATATTCACAAAAAATGTATGATGATATGTTTAAGCTTATGATAGCATCTAAAGATAAAGATATTAATCTTATTTTTAATAGATCACATTTAGGTGAAAGCGTTTACTCTCCTCTTTATCGAGAATATTCAGGTGATTATGTTTTTGATATTGAAAAGAAATATGTAAAACAATTAAGAAAAGAACTTTATCTTATTACATTAACAAATGACCCACATACTATTTTAAAAAGAGATGATGGATTATCATTTTATGGTAATGAAGAAGAAGTGAAGGCCGAGGTTGATGGTTTTAATAGAGCACACCGACTAAGCAAAATTAAAAATAAATTAAAAATCCATTTAGGAACCATGGGTGCTGAAGAGGTATCAAATATTATTATTGATTTTCTCCAACATCAGAACACAATCACAGGTTCACCTAAACAATTAAACATGTTTGATAATGTGTAAAGCTGAAGACTTATTATATGAAGCTCATAATGAAGGAATAAGAGATGAGGTACTTATTGAGAGTAGAAGGTTATTAAATAAAGGCGGCAAATATACTTATATGGAATTTGCTGATCGTTTAGAACTTGCATTAAAAAATATTAGAAAAATAAAAACAAATGAGAACTTATAAAGGAGAAACTTTTGCTGATGTATATGAATTAGCATTAAATGATATTATACATAATCCTCAATATATTTCATCACCAAGAGGTATGAAAATATTTGAAGTATCAGATGCAGCATTAGTTATAGAAGATCCTACATTTTGTCTTTATGATAATTCTCGTAGGAGCAGTCAATTTAAATATATCGCAGCGGAGTTAGTATGGTATTTCACTGGTCGTAAAGATGCTGACTTTATTACACCTTATGCAAAATTCTGGGATCAAATTAAAAATAAAGATGGCTCAGTTAATTCTGCTTATGGTAATCTTATCTTTACTGAAGAGTTAGGTGATGGTAGAAATCAGTACCGATGGGCGTTAGATTCTTTAATTCAAGATAAAGATTCAAGACAAGCAATTATACATTTTAACAAACCTTCTCATCAGTGGAATGGTAATAAAGATTTTGTATGTACTCTTAATGGTATATTTCAAATAAGAGATAATAAATTAAACTTTACTTTAGATATGAGATCCAATGATCTTATCTTAGGTACCCCAACAGATGTTGCATTTTTCTGTTTATTACAAATACAGATGTTAGAGCATCTACGTAAATATTATCCTGAATTAGAATTAGGTACATACACTCACATTGCACATTCTTTACATTTATACGAAAGACATTTTGATCTTGTTGGTGAAATGTTATTAAAATCATTTAATCCTCAGTCATTCCCAAACATGACAGAATTCTTAATTGATCCTAATGGTAAAGCATTAGATGGTTTAAAACAATTAGAAGAAGAAATGCTTCAAATGAATGATGTTGTATTTAAAGGTAATTCTACATCTGATCCTCAAGATCATGATGATCTTTTACACCAATGGATATCTGATGCAATCTTTAGGAATATATAAACAAATTAAATTTTGTTTTGAAGTACTTAAAATTATTTGAACAATTCATAAATGAGAATAAGCCTAAAGGGGCTCCTGACTTCCATCACTCCGATGCACCTGATGCTGAAGGTAGATTTAAAGATCTTTCTATAAAGGATTTAGCCGCATGGTTAATTAAAACTAGAAAGAAAGATGTTAAAAAGATTAGCGGTTCTTTAACTCAGCAAATAGTTTTTAATAGAAAGAGTGATCCTAAGTATGCTGAAAAGATGGAGAAAACCAGAAAGGAAGTATATAAACAATTAGGTAGAGAAGATTTATTAAAAGAATCAGCTGATGTTGAAAGCGATCTTCATAAAATATACGCAGCAGTAAATACTGATACTGGTCATGAATGGGCAAAAGAAGAAGGTGCTAAAGCATACAAGGTCATTACTCCTAAAGATATTAGCAAATTAGAATTGGATCCTAGTATTCCTATATTAAATTATAATATGGCAGTTACCGAAGATTTAGTTAAAAAGTTTCCTAAGATGAAAAATTTTATCTATAATCCAAATAAAACAATTCAAGTTTCTAATTCTAAAAAAGATTTTCATGAAAGATTAGGAGATGATCCAAATATTCCTAAAACTGCATATAATGAAAAGGACGCACTTGAGATAGGGTTTCCTTTAATAGCAAAGCCTAAAACCGGCCATTCAGGTAAAGGTATTAAAATATTTAAAACCAAAGATGAATTCTTAAAAGAAGATAAATCTAAATATGATTTGTTTTCTCAATTCATTGATAAGAAATCTGAACACAGAATAATAAACTTTAAAGGTAAGCCTATGGTTTGGATGGAGCGAACTCCTCTTAACGAAAAGGCAAAGAAAGGTGATGGTGATGCAAGTGAGGAAATGCGTTTTAAATATTTGAAAAAGAATCCATCAGGATTACCTAAGAATTTTGCTAAGACGAATAAATCCTTTTGTGAAAAGTTTAAAGAAATACCTCTTATATGTTTTGATATAATGGAAGATCAAAAAGGACATGTTTATATTATTGAATCTAACACCATGACAGGTATGCCATTCAATATATCATTAGAATTATATGAAAAAATATTTGAAGACTATTATAAGAGACCAATGTCTAACGAATCTAAAAACGAAATGAAAATTCTATCTGAAGGTTTAATTAAAAGAACTCTTTCAAGAGACTCTGATACTAAATGGGATATTGAATCCTAAAATATTTGTAAAAAAGTTCTTTAATAATTTTCAGTTCCCAACTAATTTTATTATATTTGTATTATAACAGTTAATCTGTAAATAAAAACTTATGCATAAAGATTTAAAAACCCTTAATGATTTTCATATAACATCTGATACTTGGTTTGGTAGACCACAGATACTTCAAATTGCCAATAGGAAATTTGATAATGTAGATGAGATGAATGCTGCATTAATTAAAAATTGGAATAAAGCAGTAAAGAAAAATGATATTGTATTTCATCTAGGAAATTTTGCATGGGATCCTCAAACCGCGAGGGCAGTCTTAAAAAGACTCAACGGTCAAATCTATTTTATGATAGGTAGTGCCGATGAGGCTTTTTTAGATATTCAACATGAATTTGAAAATGTATCTATTTTAGAAGATCAGATTTTAGAATTACCTCAATTTGATTCAGTTATTTGTCATTACCCTTTAGAGGTATGGAATGGCAAAGATTCAGGTACACTTCATTTCCATGGTCATACTGTATTTTCTCATAAGACTGATTTGTCTAAAATGAACAGAGTAAATGTATGTACAGATTTTTGGAATTATACACCAGTAAATTATTTAACTATTAAAGATTTTATAAATGAGTAAAACAAAAAAGAAAACCTACAAGGAATTAGCCTTAGAATTTAAAAAGACCAGAAAAGAAAGTGTTTACAATGAACTTTATCATAAGATGAGACCAGGTTTATGGAATTATGTAAATAACATAATTAAAGATCCTTTAATTTCTGATGATATTGTATCTCATACTTTAACTACTGTTTATCTAAAAATAGATCAGTATAATGAAGACTATCAAATTACCACGTGGGCATATCGCATTGCATATAATGAATGCATCGCATGGATAAGATTCAGAAATAAAAAGGTTAGTATGAATGTGTTTACTGATGCTGGCGTAGAGCCTCCTATGGAATCTTCTTTTACGATGAAAGATGGTATGAACTTACTTAAGACTGAAAATGATTGGTTAGAAGAAGAAACTATTTTTGATGAACAAGTCCGAATGACTCATGAAGCAATCAATGCATTGCCTCCAATGTATAAAAGATATATGGTAGAAAGATTCTTAAATCATAGGTCTTATCAAGATATTCTTGACATTATGAAAGAGTCAGAAAAGGATATAAATTTACAAACAGTTAAGAACAGAATATTTAGGGGTAGGAAAATAGTTAAAAAACAGCTCGAAGGGATGAAACTATTTGCTGATGCCTAAATACATAATAAACAGAATGATATGTATATAATTAAACTTTACAAAGAACTTAAGATTTGGTGGCAAATAAGAAAGGTTGCTAAATCTGAGGAAGCTGCATTAAGAGAAAAAGGATTTAGAGTAGATTGGGTCGGTAGAATTTATACCGTTATCAATTTACCTGAAGAGGTTGCTACAGCACCAATCTCACAAGAAGGTTATGTCTTAATGAAACTAAGAGAGCATGATAAATTTTTATTAGATTTAGGTATAGCAGATTATGTATCTCCTGAATTTGAAAAAATTAGCAATTCAGATTCTTTTCTTTTAGTTTTATCAGCAGATAGAGATTATTTTAAACTATGGCCATTTTTAATTTCGGTAGCAAAGACTATTGGTCTTATTTTTATACTGAGGGTTATTTATCTTTTATTTGCTCATAACCAGGAAAAAATTACAGAACTATGGAACAAACTGATGATCCTAATATTTTAAGAAAACAGGTTGATAAAATAGAGAAGGAGGTTAACCAACTCGAAAAAGAAAAAGAAGAAATACAAAATGATTGTAAACACAAAGGAGACACCTTTGTGCAATTTGATAAATCAAATTCTATGAAAAAATACTGCTCTGAATGTAAACGAGAGCTTGGCTATCCAACAAAAGAAGAGTCAGATAAATTTCTAGGCAAAAAACAATAACATGGCAACAGCTGAATCATTAGCAACAACAGAAACTATAAATGGTAAAAGATACTATAATATAGGTGAAGGTAAAAAATATCCATCAGTAACCACTATCTTAGGGGCAATGACTGATAAATCAGGAATTGATAAATGGAGAAAACGAGTAGGTGATAAAGAAGCGGATAGAATTTCTAAGTTCTCCGCAAACCGAGGAACTGTAATGCATCAGTTTTGTGAATACTTTTTAGGTTCAAAAAAAGAAACTGTTAGGGAAAGGTTAATGGAAGCACAAACTCTCATAGGACCTTTTGTTGAAGAAAACAGTTTTACTGAAGATGAAACTAATGTAGGCAGAAAATTATTTTTTAATTTTTATAATAATGAATGTTTTGATAGGATAGCTAAAGTAGTGTCTATAGAAGATACATTACATTCACCTCAGATGGGTGGTTATGCAGGTAGAGTTGATATTATTTATGAGAATAAGAAAGCTCATCTAATCGTCTTAGATTTTAAATCTTCAAAGAAACCTAAAAGAGAAGGTTGGATTGAAAATTATAAAATGCAAATTGCTGCATATTCTTTAGCTTATTGGGAAATGAATGGCGTAAAACCGGAAGGTGGTGAAATTTGGATTAGTAATGAAGCTGATGCGTTCCCACAGGTTTTTGAAATGACATTTGATGATATAACTTATTACGGTAAGAAATTCTTATCATTAGTAAAAGCTTTTCATGAAAAGTATCCATTGGGGGAGAATATATAAAAAAAGAATAATTTAAATGGCAATCAAATCATTTAAGGATTTTATAACAGAGGAACTAGATCATGTAAGACATAAGAAGGTTAAACATGTAGAAGATCA